ACTGGTGCCAGAAAAGATACACAAGCATCGTGGGACGTTAATTCGGGAGGCTATAATTATTTTACATCTGGCGCAAATACAGAAATTGCATCCGGCGGCGATATTTTACAATCTGCTGGCAATATACATTTGAACGGCCCAGCTGCTACAGGAGCAGCAAACGCAGGATCAGCAGCAACAGCAGCAGTTGCAGCACCTGCATTATGGCCAGTTCGTGTACCGGTACACGAACCGTGGAATGCACACGAACATTTAGATCCAGGAACATTTACGCCACAGTATACTCAAGCAGCTGGATCGCCTAGTCCTGCACTAAGAGAGTCAACACCACAATTAGGTAGTGCCGGCGACTTAGCCGGAAGTGGTGCAGCAAGCGGCTCAACTGTATCAGCAGCAAATCTTAACGGACCGCAAACTGTTATTCCTGGAGAAGTAGGAGCATCCGGTGATCAACCGGCAAAACCAGTTGAAGTTACACTACTGCAACAATACTTCTTAAGCGAGCTTATTAAAAAAATAGGATTGGATCCTGCAAACGCACTCAAAACAGCAGATCCGAGCAGACTTGCGCCTGGCGAAACCCCTGGTAATGCAGAAGCACTTGGTATGGCAATGGCACAAATTCAAGCAGAGTGTGCTTTCCGTCCTAGAAGTGAAAACTTAAACTATCGTGCATCTGCTCTTAGACGAGTTTTCCCTACTCGTGTTAGAAGTGACGCATTTGCACAAGAACTTGTTGCTGCTGGACCAGCTGCGATTGCTAACACAATTTACGGTAATAGATATGGTAACGCACAAAATGAAGGATACAAGTATCGTGGTAGAGGACTTATCCAGCTTACCTTTAAAGACAATTATAGAACATATGGTGGTAAAGCAGGAGTTCCGCAAATTGTAGAAAATCCTGATCTAGTAAATGATCCTGAAATTGCTGTAAAAGTTGCATGTGCGTACATTCAATCTAAAACAGTAAGTTGGGACAGTTTTGATTTTGGCGCACTAGGACAACAATTTCGAAGAGCAGTCGGGTATGCAGATCAAGGAGGCAACGAAACTGCTAATCGTATAGGGCTTGGTAGAGGTTTTGCAAGCAAACTTATTACAGGTGATCTTACACCAGTAGAAAGTATCACTACAGAGCCAGCAGGAACAAACATCGAAGCAGGTAATAGAGTTGACACAGATGCTCCGACTACAAGCAGCGGTCCGCAATAAGAGGGTAAATACATTATGAGCACACAAGAGAAAAAACTATATAAAGAAATTGAAATTAAATCAAATAAGCGTCCTTCTACACCAGTAGAAAGTCGTGCTTATAAGGGTATTTCAACTGTTAATAACAACAGTAATAGTTTTAATCTCTATGATATTGCCCTAATCAAACAAGATATTATTAACCATTTTCATATTAGAGTAGGTGAAAAATTAGAAAATCCAGGGTTTGGAACTATTATTTGGGACGTACTTTTTGAACCAATGACAGATTCCCTTAGAGATGCTATTGCTAATAACGTTACAGAAGTTGTTAACTATGATCCGAGGGTACAAGTTGAACAAGTAACAGTTGACACGTACGAAAGCGGCATTTTAATAGAATGCACACTTACATATTTGCCATATAATATCTCAGAAAGTATGAAACTAAAGTTTGACGAAGATAACGCAATAGCGTAAAATTAAATACGCACTTTTCTAAACTTAATAAATACTGTATCAATTAAAGGAAAGCAAGTATGTCAAGTACAGACAGACAAAACAGATTATTATTAGCAGAAGACTGGAAGCGAATTTATCAAACCTTCCGTAATGCAGATTTCCAAAGTTATGACTTTGACAATTTACGCAGAACTATGATTGGCTATCTACGCCAAAACTATCCTGAAGATTTTAACGACTATATTGAGTCAAGTGAATACTTAGCACTAATTGATCTTATTGCTTTCCTAGGTCAAAATATCAGCTATCGTATTGATCTTAACGCAAGAGAAAACTTCCTTGAACTAGCAGAACGCCGTGAAAGTGTATTACGTTTAGCAAGACTGCTTTCCTATAATCCTAAACGTAATCAAGCAGCAAACGGTTTATTAAAGTTTGAATCTGTAAGTACTACAGAAGAACTATATGATTCAAACGGAACTAATTTATCAGGACAAACAGTTCTTTGGAACGATATTTCAAATCAAGAGTGGTATGAACAATTTATTAAAGTTTTAAATTCAGCGTTACCTGCAAACTCAGTCTACGGACGTCCTGTAAAAACAGGAATTGTAAATGGAGTAAGTGCTGAACAATATAGAGTCAATGGCACAAATACAGATATTCCAATATTTGGATTTAGTAAAAATGTTGACGGTAAAAACACACAATTTGAAATAGTATCAACTGGCATCGAAGACAACAGCATTGTTGAAGAGTCTCCTCTACCGGGTAATAACTTTGCCTTTTTATATAGAGATGACGGACAAGGAGCCGGCAGTTCAAATACAGGATTTTTTACACATTTCCGTCAAGGACGATTAGATCAAGGAAACTTTAACGTATCTAATCCTTCAACTAACCAAGTAGTTGCACTAGATGCAGTTAACGTCAACAATTCAGATGTATGGTTGTATAAATTAGATAATATTGGTAATGAAACTGAGTTGTGGAGTAAGGTTGATGCTGTAGAAGGAAACAACATTGTATACAACAGTTTAAATAAAAATATTAGAAATGTTTACAGTGTACTTACTCGTGTTGAAGATAGAATTAGTTTAATTTTTAGTGACGGTACGTTTGGTGAATTACCAAAAGGATCCTTTAAAGTTTATTATCGTGTAAGTGAAAATAGAAGTTATGTAATTAGTCCTGACGAAATGATTAATATATCGATCAGCATACCTTATCAAAGTAAAACAGGAACTAGTGAAAGATTAACTATTGGCTTAGAATTAAAATATACTATTGATAACGGAACTACTTCTGAAACAAACGCAGAAATAAAAGCAAATGCTCCTGCAACATATTATACACAAAATCGTATGGTTACAGGAGAAGATTATAATATTGCTCCTCTTGCAGTTAGTCAGGAAATTCTTAAAGTAAAAAGTGTTAACAGAACGTCAAGTGGTATTTCAAGATATTATGATTTATTAGATGCTACTGGAAAATATAGTAAAACAAATTTATATGGTAAAGACGGTATAATTTATACGCAATATCTTACTAGCAAAGAAAATTTTACATTTAATACAAGGACAGATATTGAAGGTGTAATTAAAAATCAAATAGAAAGAATTTTAGGTGATTATAAAACTAAAAACTTTTACTATTCAAAATTTTCTAAAATATTAGTTAGAGATTTAGGAGCTAGGTGGAATCAAGTTACAAAAGCACAAAATATTTCAACTGGCTTTATTAGCGATGCTGACGGATCGAAGTTAAGAACAGGCACATTTACAGGTTCTACACTACAATATTTAGAACCTGGCGCAATGTTAAAATTTGAAGCACCTACAGGATATCATTTTATGCCCGACGGAACTATTATGGCAGGCGCTGCGAATCATCCAGGAGCAATAACATATAAATGGGTAAAAGTTGTAAGTGTAAATGGCCCAGGTGTTGATAATACAAATGATGGATTAGGTCCTATTATTCTTAATGATGTTATTCCAAATGCAATAAATGGAGATTTGAATACTGCACCTCTTCTTACAGAAATTAAACCAATATTTGTTACAGGTATTGAATCGCAAATTCAAACACAAATTATTGATCAAGTGTTTACATACAAATCATTCGGATTGCGATACGATTTTAATACATCAACTTGGCGTGTTGTATTAGACACAAACTTAGATACTGTGTCACCGTTTAGTACAGGTAAAACCGGCGACTTAACAAATCAAAATCTTGATGCAAGTTGGGTATTATTATTCCAAACAGATGGCGAAACATATACTATCACATCGCGTGGACAGCGTTATGTATTTGAAAGCGATGAAGAAATAAGATTCTATTATGATAGCTCGGACAAAGTA